CAAAAGTCTTGCCTAGAGGCATCTTACGATGTTAAGCTCACTCAAACCTTTTAAAGGAATATAGGAAAAGCTTATTGTGAGAAGATAGATTTAATAAACTCACTAACCTATAAATTACTGAGACTATCTATTCAAATAAACTACCAAAGTTCTTCATTCATATTTTGCGGTCCGTTAAGACCTGCGCATATGAATTCAGAATTTCGATATATCTCATCAAGTGTATCATAATTAATAATAATTGGTGGTATTTGAAATTTATTTGTATTTCTATTCACTTGTTTGATTCGTTCATTCAAATTCGATAGTACCTCTAAGAAGTACTTCTTACCGTGCATATAACTCTCTCTCAAAGCTGTTTCACAATTAACTCGTGTTGCCTCGACAGGGTCATCGCTCTTATGTATCCATTGTGGGATGTTCTCCACAATATCAGATCTTAATGGTGCTTTAACAAAATCTCCATCTTTCATAAATGATCTTTTAAGAAAAAGGATATCTTTAGCGTATTTTGGTTTAAATGTAGTTGAAATTTTATCACCTGGTGTAATTAACATACCTAGTTCATCCATGTGAGGTTTTATTGTATTTCCATTAAAAATTTCTTTAAAAGATTTTCTAACAGAAATAACAATATCATCCCCATACATGATACTAGCAACATTCTCCCTATATTGATGCAATGTGGTTAAAATTTTATTTTGTTTACAAACTTTCAACCACACATAATACATCAAAATATCATGCACTAAACAATTCAACTCAGCAGTTATAGCACATCCACTACACTGGCCTGTGCTCTTCTGAAACAGTCTATCCTTAACAATAATATAAGTGAATACTAAATCATATAATAGCATATATCGTAAACGACCTACGCTAGAATCATCAGCATCACCATACCACTTATTAATGATTTGTGATACAGAAAGCACAAAGTCAGGTGGTAAATGTTGATCCCAATTCTTGTAATCAAAGTCTTCCCATAAATCACTCTTTTCACTCAACTTATCATAAAGTTGTTTCCATTGAGTGGCTGGGTTGACTCCAACACTAGATGTTATCTTACCTGCTTGTTGATGTTGTGCTGCTACAAAAGCACCAAAATATTTTCTTATCAATAAATTGTATTTGAGTGGTAAACATACGAATTC